TACCGCAAATAAAAGTAACGGTAAATTTTACCGACGGACCCGTTTTTGGATATCCATTTACCCTGGACTCTATTGAACACGGTATTTTAGGCACAAACGTTTTGGCTGATAATCCGGCAGACATTATTGATGTATCGGCCCAAGTAACCAAGATAAGCACTAGGGGCGGCTTTAACTTAATCCAGGATAATTTTGAATTATCTACTGCCACCGTTCGAGTATTAGACCCCGACGGAACTTGGAACCCACAAAATAATTTAAGTCCACTATTTGGGAAGCTTCTGCCCTTGCGTAAGGTTCAAGTCAGCGCAATCTATGAAGGCATCGAATACTGGCTATTTAGCGGATATACCCAGGCTTACAACTATTCCTACCCTAAAGGCGATCAGGTATTAGGTTATGTAGATATTGAGTGCGCCGATGCTTTCCGATTATTTAACCTTGCCAATATCGCTGGCGTTACCGGGGCGGCTGATAATCAAGATACAGGAACCCGGATTAATAAGATTTTGGACACTATTTCTTGGCCTAATTCCATGCGCCTTGTAACTACTGGCGGTTATGAAACGATTTGCCAGGATGACCCGGCTACTAACAGAACGGCCCTACAAGCCCTGCAAATGGTCGAATTCACCGAGCAAGGGGCCTTTTACATGTCCACGCAAGGCTCGGCGATATTTAGAAGCCGCCGGGAACTCATGGCCTTATCTGGGCAAAATCCAACCATTTTCAATAATAATGGAACGGCTATTGACTATAAAGGCATTACTTTCGCCCTGGATGATAAATTAATTATTAATGAAGCTTCTATTCAAAATATAGGCGGCACCGTTCAATCGGTTTATGATGCCGATTCCATCAATACCTATTTTCCTCACACCCTTACCCAACAAAATGTGCTGGCTAAAACCGATGCCGATGCCCTTAATATCGCCCGTAACTATGTCGCGGCTAGAGCTTTCACAAGTATCCGCATCGATAGCATCACTTTAGATTTATCAACGCCGGACTATAACGATGGCATCTTGGCTGGCCTTAGCTTGGATTATTTCCACACGGTCCAGATAACTAACGAAGCCCAATCTACGGGTAGCGGCTATTCGACGATAACTAAAACCCTGCAAGTAATGGGCGTAGATCATGAAATTACCACCGACACTTGGAATGTGATAATCACTACTAGCGAACCTATCGTAGGTTCGTTTATTCTAGACTCGACCATCTACGGAGTAATAGGCGACCCTAACCGCCTATCCGTTTTGGCTTATTGATAGGAGAAACAAATGGGAATTACAGGCTTTCCTTATTCCACTGGCGACGTGCTTAGTGCCGCCGACATGAATTCGCTTGTGCAGTTTGATCCAAGCACAAAAACTGCCGACTATACCGCAGTATTGACGGACTCATATCAAAGCTTGATAGTTATGAATAAGGCAACTGCAATAGCTTTTAACATTCCTACCGATGCTAGCGTTGCATATCCAAATGGCACCGTTCTAACCGTAGTAAGTATTGGCGCTGGACTATGCACAATTTCTGCCGTTACACCGGGCACTACAACTATTGCCAGTGCAGGGGCCGTTAGTGCTTCGCCGACCTTAGCCCAATATAAGAGCGCGGCCTGTTTAAAAATTTCTGCTAATAACTGGGTTATCGTGGGTGCGGTTGCCTAATGATTGGTAACGCAATCGCTGGAGTTTATGGCGTTGGAGTAGCACCATCTACTACTGCCTATGAGTCTATCGCAACCACTACAGTAGGTTCTGGCGGCACTGCAACAATTACCTTTAGTTCTATTCCTACCACTTTTACTCATTTGCAAATTCGTTATTTTGCAAAAAATACGTCTGCCGATTATTCAATAAGAGCGCAATTCAATAGCGATACTGCCGCAAATTATAGTTATCACGGGCTTTATGGAACAGGCTCTACTGTCGCGGCATATTCCGGTGCAAGCCAAACTTATATGCAATTTGGCAACAACGCAGATACTACTACAAGCGTATTTGCAGGCGGAATCATAGACATTTTAGATTATAGAAATACAAATAAATATAAAACCACAAAATCATTATCAGGATGGGATAAGAACGGTGGCGGTGTTATAGAATTAACCTCTAGTTCTTGGCGTTCTACTTCGGCAGTTACTTCTATATCTCTTTTTGATTTTGCTGGAGATTTTGCTCAATACTCATCATTCGCCCTATACGGAATTAAGGGAGCATAATGGCAGCCGGAGCAACTTACGAACCGATAGCAACACAAACACTAGGCTCTAGTGCATCCACAGTAACCTTTAGTTCAATTCCTGGCACTTACACTGATTTAGTTTTGGTTGTTACTTTTACTCAAAGCACCGCAGGACAATCAGCACGAATTGTTCTTAATGGCGATACTGCAACAAACTATTCATTAACTGAAATGCGTGGCAATGGCACAAGTGCTGCCAGTTCTAGAGGTTCATCTATGAGCAACGGTTATTATGGTTATTACTCAGATGGTTCAACTAGCGTTCCGACAGTCGCAATAGTTAGCCTTATGAATTACTCAAATACAACAACTTATAAAACTTGGTTATCAAGGTCTGGGGCAAGTGATAGAGCAACCGAAGCGTTAGTCGGTTTGTGGCGTTCTACTTCTGCCATTACCACCATCGCACTAAGTATTGATGCAGGTGCTACTTATTCGACAGGCTCTACCTTTACCCTTTACGGAATTGCGGCGGCATAATGGCTAATACATATCAACTTATAGAGGCACAAACATTAGGTTCTAGTGCTACAAGTGTTACCTTTTCTGCTATTCCTGCAACTTACACAGATTTATTGTTAAAAGTATCCATCAGAGGTAACGTAGCGCAAATAAATCAGAGTTACCAAATCACCTTTAACGGCACATCTACGACTGGTATTTCTATGAGAAGATTATATGGAACTGGTGCGGCTGCTGCCTCGGATACTTTGATTTTGACTGAAGCCGTTGGCGCAAGCGCAACTTCTACTACTTTCTCAAGTGAAGAAATCTATATTCCTAATTATCTTTCTACAGCCAATGCAAAATCATTCAGTATAGATGGAGTGGTTGAAAATAATGCCACAACGGCATACCAAATTCTTTATGCTGGTATATGGAGTCCTGCTACGCAAGCGGCAATTAGTTCTATTGTGCTAACTGCACAAGGCGGCAGTTCCCAATTTGTTCAATACTCGTCATTTTATTTATACGGCATCAAGAACTCATAAGGAGAAAACAATGACAAATCCAACACGCGTAGAAGTGAACTGCACAACAGGCGAAGTTCTCGAAATAGAACTAACCGATGCAGAAGTGGCAGAGATGGAAGCGGCGCAGGCACAGGCCGAACTAGATCGCCAAGCCGCCGAAGCCGCAGCCGAAGCAAAGGCAGCGCTCAAGGCATCGGCAAAGGCCAAGCTTGTCGCCGGCGATCCGTTAACAGCCGAAGAAGCAGACACCCTAATCCTTTAATGGGATACCAGGACGGCGACTGCACCCGGGAACCAGCCCGGACGATTGATGACGCCGTCGACGAAGTAGAAGCATCGGGGATCTAGAAGAAGCCAGGAGAACGAAATGGGAATCAGCACCCGACAAGTCACCGTAGGAGTCACAGCGACCGCGCTCGTTGATGCCACAGCCGAAGCAGAGATGGTTTATTTACACAGCTCAAGCGGCACATGCTTTCTAGGAAACAGCGATGTAACTGCGAGCACTGGATACAAGATGGATAACGGCGACAAGATCACGATCGATAACAAGGCAAACGGAATCTGGGCCATTACCAGCTCGGGAACCGTAACCATGCAAGTTATGGCAATCGGAAAATGACGGCCCAGGATTACGCAGCTCTAAGCGTTTCACTTCTTACGATTGGTGGCGCTTTTATCGCCATGACCAGATGGCTCGTTAAGCATTACCTTCAAGAATTAAAACCAAACGGGGGTAGCTCAGTCAAAGACCAAGTCAACCGATTGGAAAAGCGCGTCGATGAAATTTATAGCCTGCTTGTTAGCAATAACGCTCGCCGCAAGCCTTAGCGGATGCACATACCAGGGATGGGTTCGATATCCATGCCAGGAATATGAGAACTGGCAGAAACCAGAGTGCCAGCCGCCGCAATGCGAAGCGATTGGCCAATGCACGAAAGACCTTCTCCCAGAAGTGGATACCCAGAATGGCTAGGAAGCGCTTCACCCCCGAAGAATTGCACGCACGCTTGATTGTAACGATTGGCGTAATCCTTGCCATTGTTTTCGCTGGATCCGTTTTCAGTCTCTTATACGCCCTGCTTTTTATTACGCAGCCGATGGCGCAAGCCCCAAACGATGCCGCATTTATTGATTTAGTCTCCACACTTTGTGTCTTTCTTACCGGCACGCTTGCAGGCATACTTAGTGCCAATGGGCTAAAATCTAAACCAAAGCCAGAAGAAGGGGAAGCAAGTGAGCCAATTGAATAAATTCCTAGAAGTAGCGCAGGCAGAAGTCGGCTACATCGAAGGGCCAGCAGATAATCAAACCAAATATCAAAAGGCAAACCAGCCCTGGTGCGGAGCATTTGTGAACTGGGTGGCAAAGCAAGCCGGCGTTAAGATCCCGAATTGTGTTTACACTCCATCTGGAGCCACAGCCTTCATGGACAAGAAGGCCTGGATAATTGCAGAACAAGCAGATCCAAAGCCCGGCGATATCGTCTTCTTTGACTTTGTAGTAGACGCTTTAGATCGCATCGGTCACGTCGGAATTGTGGCCACAAATAACGGCGACGGCACTGTGACCACAATTGAAGGAAACAGCAGCCCAGACAAGAAGGGCAGCCAAGCAAACGGGGGCCAAGTTTGTATAAAGACACGTGCATATAAGAAGAAGAATCGCGGCAAATTAAAGCCATCGCTTCCAGTATTCGTCGTAGGATTTGGACGTCCTCAATTTAAGGAGATCACAAATGAATAGAAACAAAATGCAAGCCATCTTAATGACCTACTTGCGAGCAGGAGCAGCAGCAATAGCAGCTCTTTATCTTGCGGATCCAAATCGCCCACTCAAGGAATATCTTGCAGCTGGGATTGCAGCAGTCGCAGGCCCAATCTTGAAGGCCATCGATCCTAAAGCAACCGAATTCGGACGCGGAGCCAAGTAGCAAATGAATCGGGGGGATATTCTTCAAGAAGCAGCAAGACTCACATCCAAAGACCGCCAGCAAATATACGGCGATCCGCAAACAAACCATTGCAGAATTGCAAACTTATGGACGACATATCTCGAACAAGAGATAACACCACAGCAAGTGGCGATATGCATGGCGCTTGTAAAAATTGCACGACTTATCGAAACAGAGACAGAAGATTCATTTGTGGATTTAGCGGCCTACGCCGCAATCGCCGGCGAGATTGCGACAGGCAAATGAAGGAAATGATTATCTTCGTTCCCACCAGAGGACGCCCGAGCAACGCCTTAGACTTGCTGGTAGCGCACGAAAAACTTTCTACGCATTCAGACATTCTCTTCGTTATTGATGCAAACGATCCAGAGCACGATGCCTACGAATTCAAAGTAGGCAAAGACAGATGCATGACCATCGAGAACGAAACTCGGGGCATGGCTTATCCAATCAACAAAGCTGCGAGTGCGATTGTAAAGAAGGGCGAATATAAATACTTCGCCTTCCTGGGCGATGACCACCGCCCACGCACAGCCGGCTGGGATGCAATTCTTATCCAGGCGATGCAAAGGCGACCGTCGCTGGCCTACGGGAATGACTTGCTTCAGGGCGAGCGACTTCCCACCATGATCGCAATGACGAGCGACATCGTCAAAGCCCTCGATGGAATGGTTCCGCCAAAATTAAAACATTTATATCTAGACAACTTCTGGAAAAAACTAGGCGAAGATTTAGGGGCGCTGACTTACATCGGCGACGTTATTGTCGAGCACATGCACCCAATTGCAGGCAAGGCCGAATGGGATGAAGGATACAAAGAAGTCAACGCAACCGAAATATACGCATTCGACGCGCTCGCCTATCAAAACTACATTCAGAGCGAAGCCTACGAATTATTGAAGAACAAACTAAGGCCATGAAGCAGCTCATCGCCTACTCGTTATACGGAAGCGAAGAGCGATACACGATCGGTGCGATCAAGAACGCAATTCTGGCAGGCAGACATTTCAAAGGATTCACGCTTCGCTTTTACACCGGGCCAAGCGTTCCCGAATCCATCAAGCAAACCCTTCGCCTCTTCCCCTATGTCCAGCTCGTAGAAGAAGAAGGCCCCGAAGACCACAGGGCCAAACTCTGGAGATTTCAGGCTTTGATAGATCGCGAATTCGATGTGGTTCTAAGCAGAGATGCAGACGCCAGGCTCACGCACCGCGAACGGATCGCACACGAAGAATTTCTAGCAAGCGGCCTCAATTTCCACATTATGAAAGACCACCCGACAGGCCACAATTATCAAATCAGCGCCGGCATGTTCGCAGCTCGAACCAAAGCGATCCCGGACGATTTGAAGGAAACAGAAGAAGCCAGAGATTATTACACGCAAGATCAGGACTGGCTCGCGGCTTACATTTGGCCCTTGATCAAGGACAGCACCCTGATCCACGATGAGAGCTACGAAACCCCCACAGAAGGCAAGAGCAAGCGCCGCCCATTCCCAATCCCAAAGAAGGCGACCCTTCACCACATCGGGGCAGCGCTGGAAGCAGATGATCGCTTCGTCTTTAGCATTGACCAGGCAATGGCAAAGGGCGAATCAGGAAGCGACAGATATCTGGCAGAATGGCTCTTATGAAGATTCTTATTACAGGAGACGCCGGCTTCGTCGGCCGCGCCTTTCACAGAGCATTAGACGACAAAGGCCATGACATCACCGGCATCGACATCGCAAACGGAATCGATTGCAGGGATTTCTTCAAGAAGGACGACACCAGATATGACGTCGTTATTCATCTCGCCGCGATTGTCGGCGGCCGCGCCACGATTGAAGGCAACCCTTTGGCCGTTGCCAGCGACCTCGCGATCGACAGCGACATGTTCCAGTGGGCGGTGCGAACAAGACCGAAGCATTTGGTTTATTACAGCAGCTCGGCCGCATACCCAATTTATTTGCAGAAGGCCGCCTACAAGCAACGACTTCGAGAACCCGATATCAATCTAGATCACATAAGGACGCCAGATTTCAGCTATGGCTGGGCGAAATTAACGGGCGAAACTTTGGCCCAATATGCCAGAGCAGAAGGCATCAAAGTCCACGTCTTGCGGCCATTTAGCGGCTACGGCAGCGACCAGGCGCTCGATTACCCATTCCCATCGTTGATCGCACGCGGCAAGGCTAAACTGGATCCGTTCGAAGTATGGGGAACCGGCGAGCAAGTGCGAGACTTTATCCACATCGACGACGTTGTTGCAGCTACATTCGAAGCGATCACAAACAACATCCAAACTTTGAACCTTTGCACCGGGCGTGCGACTTCATTCATCCAGCTCGCAGAGATGATCATGCTTGCCCAGGGATATCTGGCCCCGATCAAGAAACACCCGGCCAAGCCAAGCGGAGTCGAATACCGAGTAGGCGACCCCACGAAGATGTTGCAGATTTACGAACCAAAGATCAGCCTTGAAGAAGGAATCGCCAGAGCGCTCAAAGCATGAAAACACCCCCCACTGCCAATAAACCGGCGATGGGGGGCATTTCTCGCTAAAGGAGATCGGATGGATCCCGGATGGATCGCATCTCCTTAGCAATAACCCGATTGCCCCAATAGACAAGGAAGCGCTCGGGAATAACAGGAAGTCGGAATTCTTTTCTCGGTAACAAGACAAT